CCGTGGAATGGGTTCCTTGGAAGAAAGAAATGGTGTAAATGTTGTAAAAGATGATTTTCAACTTGCTACTGCTGCGGATATCGTTGCGGACCCATCTGCCCCTGAAGCCTTTGTTCGTGGAATCATGGAAGGCAAAGAGTGGATATGGGAAAGTGGTCGTCTAGTCGAAAAGGACATAGAGCAGATCAAGAAAGACATCAAAAAGACTAATTTGAGAAATTTGGAAGAAGCCAAGATAAATGCGTTCAATAAGTTCCTGCGCGGACTTTGACAAATGATAAATAATCTGCACCCTCACTAAAACACCAAGGAGAGAGTTCATGGACTCATTCAAGAACAACGAAGTAGAGGAAATCCTCGAAGAGGAAATTCTCGATACCGACGAGCAAACCGACGAAACAGAGGACACCATCAGCGAGGCTGATGACTCCGCTTCAAAGCAAAAGGCAAATCTGACTGCAACCAAGCAAATGCAGCAGCCAATGGCAGGCAGCACTGCCATGCCCAAAGAGTCACCCAAGTACAAGGGTCTTTATAAGGATGGCACCGGCAAGGGTGCAATCATTCCAGAACCCATCGATACCGATGATGTTGAGGGAGATGCTGATGCCGATTCAAACACAAAGCAAAAGAGCAATGTGGACAAGAAGCGCATGGCAAAGGAAGATCTTGCCGTTCACATGGATGCAATGTTCACTGGCGAAGAGTTGAGTGAGGATTTTAAGACCAAGGCATCCACAATCTTCGAAACCGCCGTAAATGAGCGGATTGAAGCAATTGCAGAAGAACTTGAGACTGAATTCGAGACTCGCCTCATGGCCGCACAAGAGCAAGTCAAGACAGAACTCACGGAGCAGTTGGATTCATATCTGTCTTATGTCATTGAGGAGTGGATGGAAGAAAACCGCCTTGCTGTTGAAAAGGGTATTCGTACCGAGGTTGCAGAGCAGTTCATCGAAGGTCTTCGTTCGCTCTTCCTTGAGCATAACATTGAAGTTCCATCCGCAAAGGTAGATCTTGTCGATGAAATGGCTGAGAAGGTCGAAGCATTGACTAATGATTTGAACGAGCAAATCCTCAAGAATGTCGAAATAACCAAGGAAGTTTCCGAACTTCGTCGCAAGGACATTCTTGAGGAAAACTGCGAAGGATTGGCAGACACCCAGAAGGAACGCATGAAGAAGTTGGCAGAAGGCGTTGCTTTTGAAGGAGAGGAAGATTATCGCAGCAAGTTGGAAATCATTCGTGAATCCTACTTTGGTGCTGGCGCGACCGAATCGCAGAACGAGGAAACAGCAGAGGAAGAAACTGTTCTTTCCGAGAACATCGGTGATGACATGAGTGGTGCTGATGCGCCATCTCAAGATCGACAAGAGGAATTGAGTGAGTCGATGAGTGTGTATGCAAAGGCTCTCTCGCGTTTAAATCGCAGATAATCAAAATATCGTGATTTCTAAATAATGCAGTTAGACACAGTTACTTTCAACAACAACTAATTTGTCACAGGAGACAAAAATGGACTTGACAATCTCAGAAGCACTACAAAAGAAGTGGAAGGCAATCGTTGAACACGCAGATCTTCCCGAAATTAAGGATAACTGGCGCAAGACAGTTACCACAACTCTACTTGAGAACCAGGAGCAATACCTCCGTGAGGCCGCACCAGTAAACTCTGCTGGCGATATGCCCAACACCGGCGGCGTTGCAAAGTGGGATCCAATCCTCATCTCGCTCGTTCGCCGTGCAATGCCTAACCTCATTGCATACGACATCTGCGGCGTTCAGCCAATGAGCGGACCTACTGGTCTTATCTTTGCTCTTCGTAGCCGTTACAATTCGCAGAGTGGTCCCGAGGCTCTATTCAGCGAAGCCGATACCCGTTTCGGTGGTTCAGGCGGAACCCCTGGTTATACCGGTGTTGGATATACTGGTGGTCTGACCTATGGTGGTTCGGATCCTTTCTTCGGTGCTGCCGAAGCAAACCTTAACAATGCCGTAACCGACACCGATGCAGTAACTCGCCCCATGACAACTGGCATGGGCGAAGCACTTGGTGACGCTGCCAACAATGCTTTTGCACAGATGGCATTCAGCATTGAGAAGACAACCGTGACTGCAAAGACACGCGCCCTCAAGGCCGAGTACACCATGGAACTGGCTCAAGACCTCAAGGCCATTCACGGTCTTGATGCTGAGACAGAACTCGCCAACATCCTCTCTGCTGAAATTCTTGCAGAAATCAATCGTGAGGTTGTTCGCACCATCTACCGCAACGCCAAGTTGGGAGCCAAGTCTGGTACAACTCAGACCCGTGGTATCTTCGACCTCAATGTTGACTCCAACGGTCGTTGGTCGGTTGAGAAGTTCAAGGGTCTGCTCTTCCAAATTGAGCGCGAGTGCAATCAGATCGCCAAGGAAACTCGTCGCGGCAAGGGCAATTTTGTCCTCTGCTCTAGCGATGTTGCTTCGGCTCTCGCAATGTCTGGTGTCCTTGATTATGCTCCTGCCCTGTCCACCAACCTTAATGTTGATGATACAGGAAACACCTTTGCAGGCGTTCTCAACGGCAAGTTGCGTGTATACATTGATCCATACTATTCGACCACCCTCGCTTCGGACTTCTTCTGTGTCGGTTATAAGGGTTCCAGCCCGTATGACGCTGGTATCTTCTATTGCCCCTATGTTCCGCTACAGATGGTTCGTGCGGTTGGTGAGCAGTCGTTCCAGCCCAAGATCGGATTCAAGACCCGCTACGGCATGGTCAACAATCCATTCGTCATGGGCAGCGATAATGCACCAATTCAGGATGTCGATAACGCCAACGCTTCACGCAGTAACCAGTACTACCGTATCGTCAAGGTTAACAACCTCTTCTGATTCGCAGTACAAATCGAGTTACCCCACACTTGGAATGGGAGCGGCAGAAATGCCGCTCTCGTTCTTTTTAAACAGTCATAAATAACCGTAGTAATGTATTACTCTACTGTCAACCAATTGGTTACATTGTCCATCACGGGAAGCACGGCGGGATTTGCCGTTGGTGATGATCTTGAGATATCTAGTCTTGCTACCAAGACAAACATAAGAATAGCAGGATTTACAGGAAATCTTGGAAGAACATTGCTGGTAAAATTGACAAGTGCTGCTGTAAATGAAAAAGCAATTACTCCAAATTATCCGTTTATTCAAGGAAATTTTATTGTTAAGGTATCAAATCCTTCTTTGACGGCTGCAATACATTCAGATAATTGGATATCTACGACTGTAGGTGGTAGCGGTCCATTTAACACTACTTGGTATGGTGAACCAAACTACAATCCATCAAGACACGAACTGTTCACTTACAGCAACGGAACACATGGAGTTCCTAATGGATACAATTCATCTTTCTATGAAGGAACGATGTTTGGGCTAACTGGAACAGATATGTCGTGCGTTTTGATGTCAGATAGACCCGATGTTCCGTTTGGTTGGTGGAATGAGAGAGGAAGCAAAATTGCTTGCCTAATGACTCGACAGCACATTCTGAATATCACTCACTATCCCGCAAATGCGAATGAAATGAAATGCGTTGCTTATGATGGAACCGTGCATTCCATAAAAAAGTTATCGGTATCGCAATTTGTTGCTGGTATAACTGGAATGACTGCCCCTCCTGCAAATGGAAGTTGGCCTACAGGTCTTTCGGCATGCGGTAATGGAGTCATGTATCCATCTTTGTATCCACAATGGTACAAAAGAAATACAGGAAGGGAAATATATGAAGACTATGACTTGGATCCTAATGGTACTAGCGGTTTCGCTATGACATTTGGAGAGTGTTATATACAGACCTTCAAAACTCCCCTACCAGAAAAAATAAAACCTGCATTGATGCCGACCATAAATTGCGAAAATCAATTCAGCATCACAAACCTTGTGCTTGCAAATCAAGATTTATCAAGCACCTTATTGTCTTCAGTTTCAACAAGAACACCCACGACTCGTTCAAACATAATCGACGCTCTTTATCAAATTTTTCCAACACATCTGAATGGGTTTCCTGAAGGAATTACCTCTAACTCCAATCCATTTTATCCAATTACAACTGCATACAATCCAAGCGCATTTTATTCCCACTTGAATGAAATGCCGATGCTTGTGATCAATAATACTTTTGCAAGAGGATTTGTGAGGCGAAGCAGGCTTGAAGGAATTGGTGTCAATCAGCGTTCATCGGCAAGCATACCATTTCCAGGATCTTTAAATGAGTATCAATATCTCTTTCTTTCCTCTGTATTTGGACTGAATAGAACTTATGCAAAAAATTCTCCATGGAATGATTACTCTTCTTTTGAATCTGACCAAGGGTCTTATATGGGACAAGGGGATTCTGGAAGCATCATATTTGCAAAAAGAAACAATCGTCTTGTCTATCATGGTGGTGTACTGTTGGGGTTCAACAACTTTGCCTTGACTGACTCGCCAACAGGAACAAATGAAGTCGATGGCGGTGCGTATTGCATGGGCACATCATATAGCGGCGGAACATGCAATCAATTTGATTCAAGTTCATATAATTTTTTGACATCACCATTCGTTGGAGTTTCACACGACCACAAGAAAATGCTTGACATCATGCTTACCGATAAGAGTTGGCAGATAACAACAAATACAACAAATGCAGCAGTTTCGAATGATTATAAGATATTCGAAAGCGATCTTCAGGGACATTCAATAGAATGGTATGACTACATGGATGAATTGCTGCCTCTGTATCTTGAGGAACTTGCAGAACAGACAGAAGCGGCTAACAGAATGTATGGAAATACTGTTGCGAGAGAAGACTCGCTCCCAAAAGTGGTTTCTTCTTTGCCTTCTGATTCAATATCAATCAGAAATAAGCCATATGAAATTGAACTTCCTGACCAAGTCGGTGCATTGGGCAGTCAACCCACTAACAATAATCTTGCAATGCCGACGAATTTCAAGTTTAGCATCAAGAGAGTTCCTGATCTTTCTTATTTCTGCACAAGCGTATCTCTTCCAGGATGGTCCAATCCTATCATTTCCATTCCCACAGGAGTACCAGGCGGAAGAAAGAATTTGAGAGTCAACAGCAATTCTATTTCGCATGGAGAGGCATCATTCAAGTTTCTTGTGAATGAAGACATGTCAAATTACGATGCATTGATGAAATGGTTCAAAGAATGCATTGGATTCAATGATTATTCACAAGTGACATATCGAAATTGGATGTCAGAAGAAGGGCATTTGCTCGTATTGAGCAACAAAAAGAAACCGTTGTTCAAACTCACATTCAGGGGACTGTTCCCTACAAATGTCAGCGAATTGTCATTCAAGGCAAACGATACAGAGGCAACACCGATGACCGCCACGGTCACGATGGCGTTTACATACTTTGATGTCGAAAGGCTGAACAATCAATGATTCAATCAGATTTGGTCTATACTGAAAAGGATTACGGAATTTCTGATAGAACCGCATCTGGAATAGAGTCCGTAAATCCATCCAATACAAATCTTGCACTTCCTACCAATTTTCTGTTTACCATGACAAAACTGCCGAATCTTGCATATTTTGTTCAAGAATTTTCTTTACCAGACGCAGGAGGTGAACCATTTTCCTTGGAATACATGATAGGTCCGACCATAAAACTTCCTAAATCTACCGCAGTATATGGAAACATATCACTTAAATTCCTGATCAATGAAGATTTTTCCAATTACCACTCATTGATTAATTGGATGCTTGAAAATGTACCATACCGACAATTTCTTCCTGTTCAAAAAACAAATTATGGCTCAAGCGACAGCGCAAGCCTAATTGTCCTCACAAACAGACGAGTACCATACCGAAAGTTTGAAATGAAAGGGTTAATGCCTACCGATTTATCAGGAATTGAATTCAGCAATGAAGCAACCGATGCCACATTCTTGACAGCCACAGTAAAGTTTGCGATTTCGGATTTTAAGATGGTTGACCTTTGACTTTCTTCAAACCAATGCTATACTGTGAACAATATGCATTTGGACAAAATCAAGGAAATAGCGGAAAAAGATCTTCCGATAGACGATACGGAACTTGGCAACGAGTCCGTTCGAATTCCCCAACTCCATAACAAGTATCTCGTCATCTTTCATGACGAGCGGCTTTCGCTGAAAAAGGCGCAGGCCGACTACAGGACTCTCCGACGCGACAAGTGGGAATATTACACCGGCAAGATGTCACAAGAAAGACTTGATGAACTTGGCTGGGAGCCATTTCAGTCCAAGATTCTGCGAAATGATCTTGATATCTACATCGAATCGGACAAGGATCTTTTGGAATTGCAAAGCAAAATCGAATATCAGCAAGAAAAGGTCGATTATCTTGAGGGTATATTGAAAGGGATTGCCCAAAGACATTGGGTAATACGCAACGCGCTCGAATGGAGAAAGTTCACCAACGGCATAGTCTGATGGAGCCTTTTTTGGCGGTCATAAATAATGACATGCCAGAGATCATTGTCCATAGGCACAACACGGTTCATAGCCGTTTAGCATGCGAGCCTGCAATTGCCCGTGAAATACAGGAGTTCTTCACTTTTGAGGTGCCAAACGCACGATTTACTCCTGCATATCGAAACAAGCATTGGGATGGCAAAATACGAATGTTCCAACCAAGGAACGGTCTGCTTTATGTTGGCCTTCTTGACCATTTGGCACAATTCTGCGAAGAACGAAAGTATCACCTTGTTGTTGACAGAAAGTTGATCAATCCCGTGGAGCCTTGCACTCGCGAGGATTGCATCAGCAAAATCATCAAGGGGTTGAATCTGACTGCCCGTGGAGAATCAATAGAGCCTCATGAGCATCAGATAGATGCGATACATCACGCATTGAACACCAATCGTTGTTTGTTGTTGTCACCCACGGCAAGTGGGAAAAGTCTGATTATCTATGTACTTGCACGCACATATTCGACATTGCTGAACATGATCGACTGCGATACGGGTACAGAGCCTAGAAGAACATTGATCGTGGTGCCGAGCATATCGCTTGTCACACAACTGTTCAACGACTTTCAGGACTATTCATCCAAAGAGCCGCATGGATGGAATGTAAATGATTATGTCCATAAGGTGTTCGGTGGGGAAGACAAGGATGATCCTACCAAACAAATCGTGATAACGACATGGCAGTCGATATACAAATTACCAAAAGAATATTTTGAACAATTTGGTGCCGTTATTGGTGACGAGGCTCATTTGTTCAAAGCAGCAAGCCTGACAAGCATCATGACTAAATTGACCAATTGTCCATACAGGATTGCTCTCACCGGAACACTTGACGGAACCCAAACCAATAAACTGGCAATCGAAGGTTTATTTGGAACCGTCAAGCAAGTCACGACCACGAAAGACCTGATAGAGAAAAAGTTACTATCAAATCTTGAGATAGATTGTTTGTTGCTTACTTACCCCGAAGAAATATGCAAAACCGTAGCATCGCTTCCTTATCAAGAGGAAATTGACTGGCTTGTTAGTTGTGATGGCAGAAATGCATTTATTTCGAAACTTGCATGTTCTACCAAAGGAAACACTCTTGTGCTTTTTCAATTCGTTGAAAAACACGGCAAACCGCTTTATGAGAGAATAAAGAATCTTGCAGACAGCAGCAGGAAAGTCTTTTATGTTTCCGGTGAAACAGAAGGCGAAGTCCGTGAAGACATTCGACACATAACCGAACAAGAAGACAATGCGATCATCGTGGCTTCTTATGGCACCTTTTCCACAGGGATAAATATACGATCCTTGCGAAACATCATTTTTGCATCTCCTTCCAAGAGCCGAATTCGTGTATTGCAAAGCATAGGACGGCAACTGAGAAAGTCTGAAAGAAAAGACAAAGCAAGATTATATGACATTGCTGATGATTTGCATTGGAAGTCAAGAAAGAATCACACTCTCAAGCATTTTATAGAACGAGTGAAGATATACAACGAAGAATCATTCGATTACAAGATGGTCAAATTTCCGATCAAGGAGGCAATATGATGCAGTTTTCCAAAGATGGCATGCCACCAGCAACTAAAATTCTTCGTCTTAAGAATGGCGAAATACTCATAGCAACAGTTCAATATTTTGGTAATGACTGCGTCTTAGAAAGACCCATGTCAATGGTATCTCTGCCAGTCATAGGAAAAACTGGCAAAATGGAAAAGGTGGGAGTTTACCTGAAAGATTGGGTCGAATACAGCAATGATACATACTTCACCATCCCAAAAGAAATGGTCTTGGTGATGGCCGAACCAGATCAACGAATGTATGCAGATTACCTAGAGGCAAAAATTCATTCTGACATACAAAAAGCACAAAGTGAACTTGCTGAAGTAATGCAGGAATACATCTCGAAGATGGAATTTCCTAGCATGAAAGGTAAAGAAGAGGATGACAAACCATCAGAAGATGGTTACAATCCAACAACCAATGAAGACGAAGATACGATTGATGAAGAGGATGAGGATGACGGTCTTCCGTGGTGGAAAGGCGATCCTCGTATACGATTCTAACTGTACTATTAGTACTTAATAGAACCTTTCATTTCATACTGGACACCGGTATTTATGCTCACTTCGGATCAGCAGGCAAAAATTATTCTAGATTCATGCAAATTGTGGAGATATCATGGGCAAGAACAGCACTCATTACATAGACAACAACCGTTTTCTGTTGGAAATAATAGAACATCGGAAAGTAGTGGCAAAAGCAAAGAAAGAGGGAACAAAGCCTCCTGGTGTATCAAATTACATAGGTCAATGTTTTCTTGACATTGCAAACAACCTTTCCAAGAAACCTAATTTTGCAAATTACAGTTTCAAAGAAGAGATGGTGGGAGATGCGGTGGAGAACTGCATCATGTATGCCACTAACTTTGATCCCAAGAAGTCAAAGAATCCCTTTGCCTTCTTCACACAGATCACTTTCTACGCCTTCCTGCGCCGCATACAGAAAGAGAAGAAGCAACTCTACATCAAGTTGAAGTGCTTTGAGGACAATGATCCAACCGGTAAGTTTAGAAATTGGATGGAAGAGGGAAAGTTGGACACAACAACCGATGAAGTGGCAGAAATCATAGGGCTATCCGAAACGGACATGATCAATTTCAACAAAGAAAAGCAAAGTAAGTTAAAGAAGAAGCGCAAGCGCAGGGGAAGCAAAACTACAAATAATGTACTTGACGACTTCATGGATGAGTGATAGACTCGACGCAATGACAAATGAGGATATCATTATTCTGAACGCAAGGATTGCCACCGTTCTTGTTGACCGAAACGAGTTAGACGATCCCGAAAAGAAGAAACGAGCCGTTATTGCCATTGAGCAAATCATCAAGAACTACAAGACAGTCCTTGAGGAGAACGCGGAACTGAAGCGATATGCAACCAAGATGCGAACCAAGGCTCTTGATGACATTGCAAAATTGGACGAGGAGTTGGGTCTTTCATGAAGATCGCCATCATTACCGACACACACTTCGGGGCTAGGTCAGATTCTCCGATCTTTTTGCATCATTTCTTCAAGTTCACGGAAGAGGTGTTCATGCCGTACTTGGAGAAGAACAAGATAGACACGGTGCTGCACTTGGGGGACTTGCTTGATCGACGCAAGTTCATCAATTTTGCCACCCTGAATGAGGTCAGAAAGCGTTTCATACAGCCACTTGTGTCCAAGCACAAGGTTTATGCGATCCTTGGCAACCATGATGTCTACTTCAAAAACACGAATCAGGTCAATTCCATGCGGGAATTGTTTCACAATGACTTTGGTGACGGTCTATTGGAACAACCAAAGATTCTTGAATTTGATGGAGCGAAGATCGCGTTCGTGCCTTGGATCACTAAGGACAATTACGATGAGTGCATGGCCTTCATTCAGAAGGCAGCGGAGGAAAAGGTTCCCTTCCTCATGGGACATTTGGAACTGACGGGCTATGAAGTCATGCGTGGCGTGAAGCATGAAGACGGAATGGATCCTGCCATCTTCAAGGACTTTGAGGCGGTCTTCAGCGGACACTTTCATCAAAAGCACAGCCGTGGCAATGTCAACTATCTCGGTACACCGTATCAGATCACATTTGCTGATCTCAATGAGCCAAAGGGTTTTCATGTGTTTGATACCGAGGACAGGACGCTTGAATTCATTCGCAATCCTCTTACCATTTTCACTCAACTCATCTATGATGATGAAAAAGATGACTACACCTCCTGTGACTTGGATAAATACAAGCACACCTTCGTTCGCGTGATAGTTCGCAAGAAGACCAATCCCGTGATGTTTGACACCCTGATCGACAGGCTGACGAACATCGGAGTCTACGGAGCCACGGTGATTGAGGACAAGGAAATGGGAATCACCCTTACGGAACAAGTGGATGTGGCGCAGGACACTTTGTCAATCATCAACAACGAGATTGACCAATTGAAGGTCGCCAATCCCAACAAACTCAAGAACATTCTTAAGGAACTGTACTTGGAATCACTCTATGCTTAAGGAGCATTACAATGTCACTACCGATTAAACTAGTTGGACTTCAGGGCGGCGAACAACTGATTGCACAGATCGTCAACGAGGACTTTGCAAACAGCATCGTCACTCTCAAGAATCCTGCCATTCTCATTCCCGCAGGACAAGGCAAGTTGGCTCTTGTTCCTTGGTTGCCCTACACCAATGCAGAAGAAGGCATCACTACTCGCGGCGTAAACTTCATTGTTGCCCCACAGGAGTCTCTACTCAACGAGTACAACACGGGATTCATCTCGGGTCTTGTTGTTCCGTCAAAGTCCGTTCAGGCAGCACCCGCAGGACTGAAACTCGTCACCGAGTGATTCTTGCAGACTGTGAAGACTGTCCCTGTAGGAAGCAAGTGTATACATGATTAGATTCAAGAAATTGAGATGGCGCAACTTGCTCTCTACAGGGCAGTACTTCACGGAAATAGATTTGGCAAAGACCGATACCACCCTGATCTGTGGGGAGAACGGCGCAGGAAAGTCCACGATGCTGGATGCCCTGTGCTTCGTTCTTTTCGGCAAGCCCTATCGAAACATCAACATTCCGCAGTTGGTGAACACCATCAACCAGAAGGATTCATTGGTTGAGATTGAGTTCTCCATCGGCAAGGATGAATACAAGGTCATTCGCGGACAGGCTCCGAAGGTCTTTGAAGTCTATAAGAACGGCAAGTTGATAGATCAAGATGCAAAGAGCAAGGACTATCAGCGGATGTTTGAGGAACAGATTCTCCGTATGACCTACAAGTCATTCTGTCAGGTCATTATCCTTGGCTCTGCAAACTATGTCCCGTTCATGCGCTTGCCCGCCGCCGAACGCAGGGCAATCGTGGAAACCATCCTTGACATCAACATCTTCAGCACCATGAACAGCCTGCTCAAGGGCAAGGTATCGCAGAGCCGTGAGGAACTGACAGAGATCGAAAGCAAGTTGACCGTCATCAAGGAGCGCATTTCCCTGCACAAGAAGTACATGGAAGAGCGAACCAAGGACGAGAATGACTTGGCGCAGAAGTATGAAGACGAGATCAAGGAAGCAGAGGAGAAGGCTTCTGTTCTTGAGGAAGAGATTTCCGTCCTGCGTGAAAAGATTGAATTGCATCTTGGTGAGATTGATGACAAGGAGTCGGTTGACAAGACTAAGAACAACCTTGAATCGGTGCAGCGTCAGTTGAACAGCAAAATCAAGAACCTCAATAACAGCGTTGACTTCTACGAGAAGAATGACACTTGTCCGACTTGCACACAACACATTGAACCCGATTTTCGAGATTCAATGGTAGCCTCATTGAACACGAAGAAGCAGGAGATCGACAAGGCAATTTCGGATATCGGCGCAACGCTCTCCGACACGAACAAGCGAATCGATCAGATTGCTTCCGTCATTCGTGTATTGAAGGTCACGGAAGTAGCGATCCAAGAGCGCAAGTCCGAACTGTCTGGTCACAGGAAGTTTGTTGAGAAGACCAAGCAAAAGTTGAGCGAGTCAAAGACGAGCAAGAAGGACGATACCAAGGAGCAGGAAGCCCTTGCTGCCCTTTCCAAGGAAGAGGAAGAGAATGTGGGTAGCCGCAAGGAGATCGTGGACACGCAGCACTATTACGGCATTGCTTCAACGCTCCTCAAGGATTCGGGCATCAAGAGCCGAATCATCAAGCACTACATTCCGATCATCAACAAGGTCATCAACCAATACCTGACACAGATGGGTCTTTTCGTCAATTTCAATCTTGACGAGGAGTTCAATGAGACCATCTTGAGTCGCCACCGCGACACATTCACCTATGCTTCCTTCAGCGAGGGAGAGAAGAAGAAAATTGACTTGGCTCTTCTGTTTGCATGGAGAACGATTGCACAGATGAAGAACTCTGTGTCAACCAATCTCCTGATCTTGGATGAGGTGCTTGATGGAAGCCTTGACGATGCTGCCTGCGAGTCGTTCCTTGACATCCTGAAGGGAATGGACGAAAACACCAATGTGTTTGTAATCAGTCACAAGCCAAAGGAACTGCTAGAAACCAAGTTCAGCAGAATCCTGACTTTCGTCAAGAAGAACAACTTCAGCGGAATTGCAAGCAGCAAGATTTAGAAAATCTTGTTCTGAATCATTGCTTGAATTGCGCTTGCTGTAACCTTGTGCATCGCTTTGCGGTATCCCGTTGATTGATGAATTAGGTCGAACAAGCCATTGCCAGCATCAGCAACCTTATAGTACTGTCCCTTGACTACGCTGCCGTTGTCGGTCTTCTTGTCCTGCTTGGCATATAGTCTCATGCCTGCCTTGATTGCAGGAGCGGCTTCGT